GATAAATCTTTTTATGATGACCATCGTGGAGCAAAATGTCCTGATAGATTATTTAGTAAGGACATCAGAAAAATAAAACAGGCTATAGATTCTGCTATGAGTAGATATGAACGTAGTGTTACACCTGATGAGATTGAGGCATTATTTATGTCTAACAATCCATCTATGACAACTGCTCAAAAACAAGCCTATAGTTCTTTGTTCAGACAAGTAAAGAATGAACAACCTATGGGAGAAGATGTAGCACAAGAAGTGTTATCAAAATTATTTCAACAAGTCGTAGGAGAGGATATTGCCAACATAGGATTTGATTATGTAAATGGCTCACATTCCTCTTTAGAGCCTATAAGACATATACTTGAAATGTATGGAGATGACTTTACACCTAATTTAAATGTGGAGTGGGATGATATGGAAATAGAAACATTATTAGCTAAAAATGATTTAGAGGCACGTTGGTCTTTCAATGTTCCTGCTCTCACTAGACAAGTAGAGGGTATTAATTCAGGGCATTTAATTGAGATAGGTGCTAGACCTAATACTGGTAAGACATCTTTTCATGCTAGTTTATTAGCAGGACCAAATGGATTGGCACAACAAGGTGCTAACTGCATTATACTATGTAATGAAGAAGGGAGTCATAGAGTAGGTGCTAGGTATTTGACTGCATCAACAGGTATGACAATGCGAGAGATAAAAGCTAATCCTAGTAAAGCAAGAGATTTGTATGCATCAGTAAAGAATAATATAAAGATTAAAGATGCTACAGGTAGAGACATGTCATGGGTGGAGAGTGTGTGTAAGTCCTATAAACCTGATATAGTTATATTAGACATGGGAGATAAGTTTGCACGAACAGGTGGTTTTGCTAGGACAGATGAGGCATTAAAAGCAAATGCAGTTCATGCTCGTATGATTGCCAAAGAACACAAGTGTGCCATGTTTTATATGTCGCAGTTATCTGCAGATGCAGAGGGTAAGGTCTTACTTAATCAGAGTATGATGGAAGGCAGTAGGACAGGAAAAGCAGCAGAAGCAGACCTTATGATTTTAATTGCAAAGAATCCACCACGACAAGATGAGACAGAAGAAGATTTGCAAAGACATTTAAATGTGGTAAAGAATAAACTTACAGGATGGCATGGTGTCGTTCATTGTAACCTTAATTATAAAGTGGGAAGATATGAAGTATGACACAATTTAATTTGTTTAAGGAATTGCCACATAAAGAGAATCCATTTGTTGATGGGGTTGTCTGTATAAAATGTAATATAAGACAACCCATAACACACTATTCTGTTATGAAGGCAGGTGAGATAAAGAGAACTTGCAGGTCATGTAGAAAAGGACATAAAGAAGTATTAAATAAGTTACGTAAAGAAAATGAATACCCTGATAAAAATTATTCGTGTGCTATTTGTGATAGAACATTAGAAGAGTTGGGTAAACATGGTCAAACTAGACTACAAAATTGGGTATTAGACCATTGCCATGATACTAATACATTTAGAGGTTGGGTGTGTCATAAATGCAACACAGGTTTAGGTGGATTTTCTGATGACTTGACAATACTAGAAAAAGCAGTTATATATTTAGAAAAACATAAGGAAAAATTAAATGAAACTAACGATTGACGTAGAAAATACAACAACAAAGAGAGATGGTAAGATGCATCTTGACCCATTTGAACCAACTAATAAATTGGTTATGGTGGGTTGTCTTGATGATAATGGACAACACTATTTATTTAACATGGATAGAGATGAGCCTAATAATATACAAGAGTTGTTAGATAAAGCAACAGTCTTAATAGGACATAATATTGCTTATGACTTGATGTGGCTTTGGGAATGTGGCTTTAAATATGATGGAGTAGTATTTGATACCATGCTTGTTGAGTATGTAATGCAAAGAGGTATTAAACAGACATCTTCTTTAGAGGCTTGTGCAGAGAGATATAATTTAGAAACCAAGAAACAAGATACACTTAAACAATACTTTGCTAAAGATGTGGGAGTAGATGAAATACCTAGAGATGAGTTATCTGAATACTTGTTAGCAGATTTAAAAGCTACACAACAACTATCTAATGTATTATATAAAAAATTAATTACTACAGATTATCATAGTTTATATGAATCTATATTACTTACTAACAGAGTGTCTGTTGCTTTAGCAAAAATATATTGTAAAGGATTTGCAGTTGACAAAGATAAATTACAGGAAGTGCGTGATGAGTTTGAAAAAGAAAAAGCAGATGTTGAAAATAGATTAAAGGAACAGGTTAGAAATTTAATGGGAGACACACCTATTAACTTGAGTAGTCCTGAACAAATGTCTTGGGTCATATATAGTAGAAAACCTAAAGACAAGGCTATGTGGGCAAATAACTTTTTACCTTACATGAGTAAAGAAGATTATAAAGATAAGGTTAAAGAGTATTCTAGGGTTGTGTATAAGACTAAAGCAGTTAAATGTGTTGATTGTAATGGAGAAGGATACATCAGAAAGGTAAAAAAGGATGGTAACTTATATTCTAAACCTAGTAGATGTATTTCTTGTGGCACACATGGATATTTGTTTAACAATACAGATGAAGTAGCAGGATTAAGATTTTCTGCACCAAATTCTAAATGGGTTAGTGCCAATGGGTTTACCATAAACAAAGCATATTTAGATACCATAAGAAGTGTAGCTAGAAAAAATAGTATGACTAATGCAGTAAACTTTCTAACTGATTTACAAAGGTTGTCTGCACTAGAAACATACTTGTCTTCTTTTGTTGAGGGTATTAATACACATCTTAAACCTGATGGTATGCTTCATGTTAGATTACTGCAACATAGAACTGCAACAGGCAGGTTTAGTGGAGCAGACCCTAACATGCAGAACATGCCTAGAGGGGGAACATTTCCTGTAAAGAAAGTGTTTGTTTCACGATGGGAAGGTGGCAAGATACTAGAAGCAGATTTTGCTCAACTAGAGTTTAGAACTGCAGCTTATCTGTCACAAGATAAAATAGCAATAGAGGAGATTAAAAATGGATTTGATGTGCATAATTATACTGCTAGTGTTATTAGTAAGGCAGGTCAGAAAACGACTAGGCAAGAAGCGAAAGCTCATACCTTTGCACCACTCTACGGAGCAACAGGGTTTGGGAGAACGAATGCTGAAGCAGAATATTATAAACTCTTCACGAAGAAATACAAAGAAATTGCCTTATGGCACTCCAGATTGGCTAAAGAAGCTCTAGAAACAGGTATGATAACCACTCCATCAGGTAGGCAGTTTGCCTTTCCTCATGTGGAGAGAAAATCAAATGGAACTGTATCTCATTTTACACAAATAAAAAATTACCCTGTTCAATCTTTTGCTACTGCAGATATAGTTCCATTAATATTGTTAAATATTATTAAAGCACTTGACAAGTATAAGTCATGTGTGGTAAATACAGTCCATGACTCAATAGTTATTGACATACACCCTTTGGAGATACATAATGTTCTTGACATTATAAGAAACATTAATACTTCTTTACTAGGGTTAGTCAATAAAGAATTTAGTATAGACTTTAATGTTCCTTTATTGCTAGAAGCAAAAATGGGAAATAATTGGCTTGACACTAAAGATGTGGTGTGATATAACTAGGATTCTTTTGAAAGGAGAAATTTAATATGAGTGAATTAGTAACAATAAA